GCCGTGGTGGTGATCGAGGTTGCGGATACGGGACCGGGGCTGCCGGAGCGCGCCCGCGCCCATCTGTTCGAAGCGTTCCAGGGCTCGACCCGCGCAGGCAGCGCCGGGCTCGGCCTTGCCATTGTTGCCGAGCTGGTGCGCGCCCATGGCGGCGAGATCCGCCTGGTCGAAGGCACCATCGGCGCCACGTTCCGTCTCACCATTCCGGACCGCGCGGTGGACTTGCGCAGCCGGCGTAGCGAGCGCGCCAGCGCGTGAGGGGGACTCCGCGCCAGCGCGCGAGGGCGCGTGAGCGCAAAAACACGGACGTGTCCCGGACGAGCGGAGCCGCGTTTGCGCGGCGACGCGAAGATCCGGGACCCAACAGGAGCCACAAAGGCGGACTTGAACGCGGTGGCTCGCCTGTAGCCTTTTAAATCTCGGCACCGGCGAAGCATGCCAGTACACGTGCTGGGTTGCGTGCAAAACTTGCCAATGCAGGGCCCAGCCTATAGCTACGGCGAGTTGCCGGCCCGCCTGCATCTGCGGCGGGACATCTCCCGTGCATTGCGCAACACGCGCCCGTAGCTCAGCTGGATAGAGCACCAGACTACGAATCTGGGGGTCGGGAGTTCGAATCTCTCCGGGCGCGCCACCTAGTACTCGTCTGCGAACACCAAGATTGCCCGCTCTGGCTCGCGAGAACGGCCTTTTCGAGCAACTCCTTGTTTCCTTTGATACGGATTTGATGATCATCGACTTCGACCGCATCGATAAGTGACCGAAGATACGCCTTTCGGAAGGGCACTGATCCGGTGCCGAAATTCTCACGCATGGTACGGCCGAAACGCTCGATCAACGCCGGATCGATCCGGATATGAGAAACCGAATGCTCCTTGGCGCGCTCCAGTGCGGCCTTGGCCCGGTCTCGATCTGCCTTGAGTGTGTGCAACCGGTCCTTAAGCACCTCATCAAGGTCCGTCAGCCCCTCCTCGACCAACCGGTACAGGCGCTTGAGCTTATCGTCGGCCTCGATCATGGCGCGCTGCAGACACACGATCCGACTGTTGAGAGCTGTCGCCTGTTCCGCACGACGGGATGATAGAGGCGCAAGGATTAAGGCAAGCCGTTCCGGCTGAAAAAGACGCTCCAGTAGGTGGTCGGTGACTAGCGCGTCGAGCTTCCCCATCGGGATCGAACGTCCTTTGCAGGCTGTTTTGCCTTTGGTCGCGCAGTTTGAGCAGGTGTAGTACCGATACACTCGTCCGCCCTTTGAGGTGCCGGTGCGCAGGGTCATGCCCCCGCGACAGGTTGCGCACACCGCCAATCCCGTAAGCAGAATTGGGCCTGTCGTCACGCGGGGCGCCTGTCTTTTTGGGCTGCGGGCATGTAGCTGCCGGCGAACCTGCTCGAAGGTATCGAGCTCGACAATGGCCGGAACCGGGATCTCGATGACTTCGTCATCAGCCTTTCTCTTGCGTGTTTTTGACGAGGCCTGATTAAACTTCCATCGACCGATATAAACGGTGTTGGTCAGCAGCTTGTGGAGTTGGCCAACTCCGAAGCTCTTGCCCCTCCGTGTCCGGTACCCGCGAGCATTCATCCATTTGACGATTTCCTTCACACCAAGCGCGCCCGAGCTGCCGTCCCCGAGAAGGTACAACTTGAAGATGAGCCGTACCGTTTCCGCCTCGACCGGATCGACTTCGAGCTTTTTCTTGATTTTTGCGCCACGCTTTTCGGCTTCGATCAGCCTATAACCAAGTGGAGGCGTTGCCCCGTTCCAGAACCCCTGGCGGGCGTTTTCCTTCATAGATCGGATGACGTGCTTGGCGTTTTCCTTCGACTGATATTCGTCGAAGAGCGCAATAACCTTTCGCATCATTGCATGAACCGGTTCAGTCTCGTCACCAACGGGCTGAGTTATGGAAACGACCCTGACGGCATGCTTGGCAAGCTTGCGGAGGTAGAATTCCTGCTCGAAGGCCTCGCGAAAGAAACGGCTGTAGCTATGGACCACGATCAGATCGAATGCATGCTCACCATCACAGGCGCGTTCGATCATTTGCTGAAACGAGGGCCGCCGATCATCGCCGGCAGACGCGCCAGCCTCGACGTACTCCGCAACCACAGGATGGCCATTCCCGCGGCACCATGACTGTAGCTGGCTTCGTTGATCGGGAATTGAGAGATCGTGCTCAGCCTGCCGGCCAGTCGATACGCGCATGTACAGGGCTGCTCGGACTGGCGCGTCCGACTTCTCAGGGACGAGATCTGTGAGTCGACGATGACTGTTCATGGGCTTGGGATCTTCGCTCTACTCATACCATGGTCGCAATTACCTGGGCTGCCGCCAAGAGCTGTTTATGCACCTTTTGACTATTCCACAGCGCGTTTGGCAGGCTCGCGTCCAGGCTTCTCTGTGTCCAACCCCATAGGCTCCAACGAATCATCCACAACCGCGGCCAAATAGGTCTCGATTACTTTGAGTTCTCCCGGGAGCACGGGAATGTGCTCAGGCAAATCGTCGACTACCTCCAACGCCCGCTTGGCCTGCTTCGCGGGCCCACCCCGAATTAGAGCTCCTCTGGCTTGCCGCGGACGAGGTGGTGGACCGAAGCCAGCCCGATAGCGCGGGGGAGTAGCACGGCCGATCTTCTGGCCGTGTAACGAGCGCCTTCCCGGGGGCAAAGACGGACCGGCCCGGTCGGATTCAGGCTGGCGCTTGCCGAACTTGGCAGCGGCTACTCGCCTCATATTTTAGGGTCCGCGCTGGTCAAATCGTTTGCAAGTTCGGGCCGCCTGGAACTTCATGGCTGCCGCGAATACTTCGATGCGCAACAGCAGATCGGCAGGTCTAATGTGCATGGTCCGGGAAATGAAGCCGTATTCGGATAAGCTCCAGAAACAAGAACAACCCTAAGATTGTGCCGCGGCAGGCATATCTTAGCGCCGACGGCTTGCGGTCTGCGGATGCAGGGGAGGTGAACATGGCACGTCGCTCGAAACGAAGCTCAAATCGAGCCAAACGCTTGGCGAAGATTGATCAGGATTCCCGCCCTAAAATCGATCGGCTTAAACTCGATGCCAAAGCTCTCTCAAGGATGATTGCCGGTCGAGGTACAATTCTTCCGAACCTGCCGAACATGCAGGACAATTTTGTCATTCAGAAACTTGCCACAGCTAGTATCGGCAGCCTCCCCCTCGATCATTTTGGTCATTTGCTTTGCAAAGAGAAAGAGTCGATTGGCGAAGATCACATCCTCGACCTACGCCTTGCTTTAATCCGAGTTTATTTTGCGGCCGCAAATGTGCGGCTGTATGCCAGGGCGACTCACGGCCAACTCGAATCAGCACAGGCGGCGTTAACCTCATTAACAAACGCGACCGTGCAACTGGATCAAGTTAGTCCTCCACGACAGCGTGGTCTTCAGGCGGTGTTCGGCAGCCCCCTGGATGACCCGAAAGGATTTGACGAACTTAACGACTTTGGTTCGAGGTGCTTGCAGGTCAAGATGGACATCGTGCCGGTCATGATGGGGCTCAGCCGTGCAATAGAAAATGAGAAGACAAAATCCAAACCGGGGAAGGCTGGCGAACGCAAGAAGCGGCTGAGAACGTTGGTCGAGGCCCTGGCCAATTGGTGGAGATCCTCAACCGTAAAGTCATTGGCTCCTTACGTGCATGCCAAGAGACTTGATCATCGTCCCGCCTTCGTCGTTGGTCGCCGTGGACCGTTTGTCGAATTTGCACAGGCCGTTTTTTCTGGGACTGATGAATTTAAGGAGTCGGAAGTGATTTCCGCCGTCACCAATGTTCACGAAAGCCAGCTGCCAAAACGAAAGAACAAATAGCAAAGTAAGATTGGGTCGGAATCGACCAATCTTAGGGTTGTCGAACGTTCATTGCATTGTCCCCGCTCCCGTCGTCCTAATGAGGGCGAGCGTCGCGCTTCGACAAGCGGCCTATTTCACCATTAGAGTCTGGGGCGCGACGTCTAGCATCGTTGCGCGCGCGTGCATCCGTATGATGGGATAAAAGATGACCAAAGTACCCCTCGGCCCAGCCGAGCGTATGCGCCTCCATCGTAAGCGACAGAGGCAGGGCCTGCAGTACGTTCGCATTCTGCTAGACGTCACAGATATCGACGGGCTTATTCACCTGGGGCTCTTGAAAGACGACCAGCGCACTGACGCCGATGCGCTTCAGGCTGCGGTTTTGGGCCTCGTCTACCGGGCAACGGAGTGTGACGTGTAACGGGTTCGATCGGCCCAAGTAAGGCCTTCGGAAAACAGCAATGCCACGAGGATCGAAACCAGGCGAAAGGCGCGGCGGGCGCCAGCGTGGTACGCCAAACAAGAAGACAGCACTCATGAATGCAGCGATCGACGCCGCTGCCGCGAACCCGGCTATATCCCCGCTCGATTTCTTGTTGGGCATCATGAGAGATCCCAACGCATCTTCCGAGCTTCGTATTAGGGCCGCCGCCCAGGCGGCTCCTTTCATTCACGCGAAGCCGGGAACTGCTCGTCCGGGCGATCCGGCTGGAACTGCGAAGTTGATCGATGGGACCGGCGCCTTTACCATCGACAATGCGGTGGCGAAGGCATTGCGCGACGCCTATCATCGCCTAGGCGAGCTAGTGCGCAAAAAGGACCCGCTCAGTGCCGCCGAGTTAGAAGAAGAATCCAACCTTCGCGTACGCATCGGTGACAGGGCAAGGGCGATCGGGTGCGCGGCGGGGTATGGGCTAAAACAGGCCCAGCAGGATAACAATCGACTCCATCAGCTATACTGCAAGCGCATATCGCCTCCATCATGTGGCGGTGGTGCCCTGCCCGACGGCGAAGATACCGAGGAAGCGCAGCTGAGAGCGCGAGTTGCGGCGTTCGAAGAAAGTCCCGAGGGGTGTGCCCGGCGCCGTATTCGTGATCTAGAAATGCAGAACTTTTGCGGAGGGCGCAGTGCCGCTGAGCAAAACGAGCTTGATAATCTACGGACGCTCTACCCCGATCTGCCGCTTGATCCGGACGACCCGCTCACGGAAGAGTTCGAGGCTTGGCGCCGAGTGGCCGCCAAAAATGCTGCAGCATCCAAGCTGGAGAGATCGAGACGTAGGCTTTCGGCCCCCCCTCAGCCGTTCTCCGATGACGATCAGCCGTGAAATCCTCCTTGTGCTCCAACCGGCTCAAGCGCGCCGGTCCAATCAAGGTTGGATACTGATGGCGGATCACGACCACCGCAGGAAAGCTGGCGTCGCGGCCGAACCTGAACTTAAACGCGCCATGGGTGGTCAACAGAATGGCCGAGTGGATAATGTCGGGCGGCGTAGGAGATCGATCAGCGCCACCTTCGGCCACCTGCCGACAAGAGAGAACCCGGAGATGGTGATTGCGGCAGGCTTCGACTTCTCCGACCTCATAGTTCCTCGTTCATGTCGTCATCATCGAGCCCGAGGGGCTCGGTGCTCTGTGCCTCGTAGGCGACGGGCGGTGACGGGTCGATATCGTAAATCCGCGAGGTGGCATCGATCAAGTCGTCATGCACCGCAAACGGGTGCCGGATCATCTCGTCTATGAACACGCGGGTGAGGTCGTAGATGTCGCCGTTCTCGTCGCGGCGTTGCAGGGCCGTCACGATCCGGTGCTTCTGGGCCGTCAGCACGCAGCGCTCCTGCGCCTTGGTGAGGCCCTTCATTGGCCGGTACGTGACCTGCCCGACGCTGTGGGCGTGCTTCTCCTCGATGGCCGCGGTGTTCTCGTTGTGCTTTTGCGTCCAGACCGACCAGTAGCAGATGTGCTCGCCAGCCTTTCCGAAGTCCCCATGATAAGCGACACAAGGCAGATAGAATCGACCTTCGCGGATATCTGGCTCCAGTCGCGAAATACGATCAGATTTTGCATGGCGTCCCTTGCGCGGCGTATTGAGCTCTTCAATGGGAAAATCGTTGTTCTCCCGCATCATCATGTCCTTGATAACCTCAAGGTCCACCTGCTGGCCATAGCGCTCGTAGCCGATCTTGACCATGAACACGCCGGGGTGCCCCTCCCACTTGCGCTTGAGCTGCTTGATGTAGTCCCAGCGGTCGGAGAGCTTCATGCGATGGCAGACGCCATCGAGCAGGTACTTGTTGCCGCCCTGGTCGACGCCGATCACAGAGATTGCCGTACGGTCCGACCGCTGGGTGTTGCCCAGGGACGGGTCTACCATAATGTAGACGTTAAGGACGGCAGGAATAACCTCGTACGGCCGCAGCCACAGGGATGAGAATGTCGCTTCGTCGCCGGCGATTGGATTGAGCAAGAGTTGGGCACTCACTGTTGATCGTTGGTCGTTCTTAAGTTGATCCCAGCGCTCATTGGAGAGAAACACCGGCTTGCCGGTGAGCGTGCCGTCCTCGGTTGCCGGGTAAATCCGGGGCTTGAGCGATTTGCGGTCGATCACCACGCCGTAGGTGTCCGCAAAGTGGTAGCGCGTTCCGGGCATCCATTTGCGCACGCCCTCGTGCGAGCCGAGGTTGTCCGCGAGCTCCCATCGCTCGGTGGTCTTCTTGATCTGGTCGTCCGAGAGGTAGTCCTGGGTCACGACGTCGTCGTAGACGTGGAGGCGGAAGTGGCGCGATGTTGGCTGGCCGTCGATCAGGCCGTGCGCCTCGATCGTGGACTCCTTCGGGTTGGTCCTGCGCTTGACCGTAATGCCGCCATCGACGCTCCAGCTTGAAGGTCGGCCATCGCTGTCCAAGGTTCGCGGATTGGCGTACAGCACGTCCGGATAGGCGAGCTTGAGCGTAAGGTTTTGCTCGAATTCTTCCTTGATCTGGTGCAGAAACTTGGCCGCGATCGGCCGGGTGACCGAGAAGATAGCGACCGTGATCTCGGGATCGCACATCACCTCCTGGATAACGCCAGCGAAGGTGATGATGCTCGACTTGTAGTGGAAGCGCGCCCACAGATCGATATAGCCGTCCGGGTCGCGCTCTACCTCGCGGCAGCGGTCGAACAGCCAAGGGTGTTCTGCGTCCTGGCGCCCGAGCAAGACGGTCAGCAGGAAATAGCGATCGTTGCAGCCGAGCAGCGCAAGGTCGCCGGTCGACTGTGAGAGTTTTCCCGCCGTCTCGGCGTACCACGCGGCGGTCTCCTCGTAATCGAAAGTGAACAGTTCCTCCTGAATGAATTTTGCCAGCCATTTATTGCCCGGATTGCGATAGCGCTGACCCCGTAGTTTGCAAACGATCCGGCGCGACGCATCCCGGAATTCCTGGTTTTGG